CCGCTTTCTGGCCGGTCTGTCGGGCCACGCCCTGCGGGCGCTGCCCTGGCTGTTCGACTTCTGGGCACTCGATCATCAGCTGCCGCCGCCGGGCAACTGGCGCAGCTGGGTGATCCTCGGCGGCCGCGGGGCGGGCAAGACCCGGGCGGGGGCCGAATGGGTGCGGGCGATGGTCGAGGGAACGACGCCCATGGGCCGCGGCCGGGCGCGGCGGCTGGCGCTCATCGGCGAGACCTACGACCAGGCGCGGGAGGTGATGATCTTCGGCGACAGCGGCATCCTTGCCTGTTCTCCTCCCGACCGGCGGCCGAAATGGGAAGCGACGCGGCGCCGGCTCGTCTGGCCGAACGGGGCGATTGCCCAGCTGCATTCGGCGACCGAACCCGAGGCGCTGCGCGGCCCGCAATTCGACGCGGCCTGGCTCGACGAGTTTGCCAAGTGGCGCCGGGCGCGGGAAACGTGGGACATGCTGCAATTCGCGCTCAGGCTCGGACGGCACCCGCAGCAGGTGGTTACCACGACGCCGCGCAACGTGCCGGTGCTCCGGGAGCTTCTGGCAATGGACGATACCGTGGTGACCCGTGCGCCGACCGAGGCCAACCGGGCGCATCTGGCCAAAAGCTTTCTGGCAGCGGTCAAGGCGCGCTACGGCGGCACGCGGCTCGGACGGCAGGAGCTCGGGGGCGAATTGCTGGAGACGGTGGAAGGGGCGCTCTGGCCGCCGGCGCTGCTCGAGCGATGCCGTGGCGGGAAGCCGGGGGCTCTCGGGCGCGTGGTCGTCGGGGTCGATCCGCCGGCGACGGGGCATGCGGGTTCGGACGCCTGCGGCATCATCGTGGCCGGGGCACGAACCGAGGGGCCGCGCGAGAGCTGGCGGGCGGTGGTGCTGGCCGATCGCAGCGTGAAGGCGGCGTCGCCCGCCCGCTGGGCCCGGGCGGCGGTGGCGGCCCTGCAGGAATTCGAGGCCGACATGATCGTGGCCGAGGTCAACCAGGGGGGCGACATGGTCGAGGCGGTGCTGCGCCAGATCGACCCGCTGGTGCCGGTCAGGAAGGTGCGGGCGCGCCGGGGCAAGGGGGCTCGGGCCGAGCCGGTGGCGGCGCTCTACGAACAGGGGCGGGTGACGCATTTGCCGGGGCTCGCGGCGCTCGAGGCCCAGATGGAGCGGATGACGCTCCGCGGCTTCGAGGGTGACGGCAGCCCCGACCGGGTGGACGCCCTCGTCTGGGCGCTGATGATCGACGGGCCGGCACCGGTGGGCGAGCCGCGGATCCGCATGCTCTGATCCCGGGGCGGCGTCGGGGAAGGATCTTTCGGACAGGAGAGTCGATCGGAAATGCCGGCTCCGCGCGACCGGGGCGTTGCCTTCGGCCCCGGGAGAGCGGACGGCCGGGGCGTTTTGTGCGCTCGGGCATCGGGAGCATTCGAGCCGGGCCTGCCCCTCCTTCAGCGAGGTGGCGGCCGGTGCGATGGGCGAAGGCCGACGAGGGCGAGCGTTGGCACCGAGGCCGATGTCGCGGTGATCGATCGTCAGGAGCGTTCCGGCACGGAGCGGGCGTTGGGGGCTTTCGCGCCGGGTCTGCGTCTCTCATGCGGGCGGTGCGGCGCGGGCGGCGAAGGGAAAGAGGGGCGGCGCGGGAGAAGGGGCGCCGGCCGGGCGTCCCTTTAGGCCCCGGGAGGCCGGGGCGGCGTGTCGGAAGGGTCGGCGGCGGCAGGAAGAAGAAGTGAGGAGCGGCGAATGGCACTCGATCTGTTCAGCAGGTTGAAAAGAAGGGAGACGGCGGCGGCCGGCAGGGCGGGGAGCGGTGCCGGGGAGGCCAAGGCCTCGGCGACGGCGGCGCTCCTGGCGCTCGAGAGCGGCGGGCGCGCGGTCTGGACACCGGGGGATGCGGCTTCGCTGATACGGGGTGGTTTCGCCGTCAATCCGGTGGCCTACCGGGCGGCGCGGCTGATCGCGGAGGCGGCGGCCGATCTGCCGCTCGTCGTCGGCGACGGGGAGGTGCGCTGGGCGGCCCATCCGGTGATCGGGCTCCTGGAGCGCCCCAATGCCGAACAGGGGCGGGCCGATTTTCTCGAGGCGCTGTTCCTCCAGCTGGTGCTGACCGGGGACGGGTATCTCGAGGCGGTGCCGGGCGAGGCGCCGGGGCTGCCGCAGGAGCTGCATGTGCTGCGCTCCGACCGGATGGCGGTGGTGGTCGGCAAGGATGGCTGGCCCACGGGTTTCGAATACCGCATCGGCAACCGCAAGCTGCGCTTCCCGGCCGGCGTGCCGGGGGCGGGGCCGATCTGCCATGTGCGGATGATCGACCCGCGCAACGATCATTACGGCTTCTCTCCGCTGCGGGCGGCGGCCCGGTCGATCGACATTCACAACGCCACATCCGCCTGGTCGAAGGCGCTTCTGGACAATGCGGCGCGGCCCTCGGGGGCGCTGGTCTATCGCGGCGGCGACGGGCAGGCGCGCCTTGCGCCCGACCAGTATCGCCGTCTCGTCGAGGAGCTGGAGAACTTCCACCAGGGGGCGCGGAATGCCGGGCGGCCGATGCTGCTCGAGGGCGGGCTCGACTGGAAGCCGATGGGCTTCAGCCCCCAGGAGATGGAGTTTCTCCGCATGAGGGAGGCGGCGGCGCGCGAGATCGCGCTCGCTTTCGGCGTGCCGCCGATGCTGCTCGGCCTGCCGGGGGACAACACCTATGCCAATTACCGCGAGGCGGGGCGGGCTTTCTTCCGGCTTACGGTGCTGCCCCTGGCGCGGCGGGTGCTCGGACGACTCGGCAACTGGCTCGGCGCGCTCGGTGGCGAGCGGATCGTCATCCGGCCCGATCTCGACAAGGTGCCGGCGCTGGCCGAGGAGCGCGACGCCGAATGGCAGCGGATCGCCTCGGCCGATTTCCTCGATGCCGAGGAGAAGCGCGCCCTGCTCGGCCTGCCGCCGCGGAGCGGGAAGCGGGACGGGGAGGGCGCGCCATGAGCGGGGCGCAACGACGGGCGGGCGGCTCGCGCTTTCTCTACGAACCGTTCGAGGCGGCGCTCAGGATCGAGGCCCATGAACGGATCACCGACGAACGCTGGCAGGCGCTGGAGCGGCGGCTCAACGCCATCGAGAGCATGCTCGAACGGCTCGAGCGGCGGCTGTGGCTGGCGGTGTTCGGCGTGGTCGGCTTCGTGCTGACGCAAGGGGTCTATGCCCTGCTCAGGATGGGGGCAGGGTGAGGCAGAAGGAGGACGGGATGGACGAGATGGTGAGCTGGTGCGGTCCGCCGGATCTGGAAACGAAGTTCTGCCGCTTCGGTGAGGGACTGTCGCTCTCGGACGGGGCGGTGATCGAGGGCCATGCCTCGGTGTTCGGCGTGCCCGATGCGGGAGGCGACGTGGTCGAGAAGGGTGCCTATGCCGCGGGTCTCGAGGCGCTGCGGAGGAGCGGGCGGGCCGTGCGGATGCTCTGGCAGCACGATGCGCGCGAGCCGATCGGCGTGTGGGAGGAAGTGCGCGAGGACGAACGCGGGCTCCGTGTCCGAGGCCGTCTCCTCGAGGCGGTGCAGCGCGGGCGCGAGGCCAGGGCGTTGATCGAGGCCGGTGCGGTGGACGGGCTCTCGATCGGCTATCGCGTCATCCGGGCCGAGAAGGACGACAGGGGGCTGCGGCACCTCAAGGAGATCGAGCTGTGGGAAGTGTCGCTGGTGACTTTCCCGATGCAGCCCCTGGCCCGGCTCGGCAAGGGCGGCGTCCTGCCGGCCGCGGAACCGGAGGAGGCGGCCGGGGCGGCGGTGGCCGGGTTGCTGGCCGATGCTCTCGCCGAGGCGCGGCAGCTCCTGGCCGAGGGCCGGCGGGGCGGCAAGGGGGGGTCGGCGGGGGCGGTGATCGCCGCCGGCCGGATGCGGGGGATGCTGACATGAACGGACAGCGGAACGGGCAAGGAGGAAGGCGATGGCCCTGATGGAAGTGAAGGCGCAGCTGGCGGGTTTTCTCGGCGAGGTGGCGGCGATGCAGGACGCGATCTTCGAGCGGATCAACAGACAGGAAGAGAAGATGACCATGCTTGAGCACAGGATGACGGAAACGAATCGCCCGCCCCTCGGGGCTGCGGAGCGGGAGGAGGCTCCCCATCGCAAGGCCTTCGCGGCCTATGTGCGGGCCGGTGACGACAGCGCGCTCAAGGCGCTGGGGCTCGAAGGGAAGGGGATGGTGACCTCGGTGGCGGCCGATGGCGGCTATCTCGTCGATCCCCAGACCGCCGAGCGGATCGAGGGCGTGCTGCGCGGCGCCTCGTCGCTGCGGCAGGTGGCGAAGGTGGTCCAGGTCGAGAGCGGCAGTTTCGACGTGTTGATCGACCATGCCGACATCGGTGCGGGCTGGGGCACGGAGGCGGGCCCGGTCGCCGAGACGGCGACGCCCCAGATCGACCGGATCTCGGTGGTGCTGCACGAGCTCTCGGCCATGCCCAAGGTGTCGCAGCGGCTGCTCGACGACAGCGCCTTCGACATCGAGGGCTGGCTGGCCGAGCGCATCGGCGACAAGTTCGCCCGAGCCGAATCGGCGGCGTTCATCTCCGGGGACGGGGTGGACAAGCCGACGGGCTTCCTCGCCCATCCGCAGGTGGACAATGCCGGCTGGAGCTGGGGCAATATCGGTTACATCCCCACCGGCGTGGCCGGCGATTTCGACGCGACGCGGCCGGCGGACGTGATCGTCGATCTGGTCTATGCCCTCGGCGCCCGCTACCGCGCCAACGGAACCTTCGTGATGAATTCGAAGACCGCGGGCGTGGTGCGCAAGATGAAGGATGTCGATGGCCGCTTCCTCTGGTCCGACGGTCTTGCGGCCCAGGAGCCGGCGCGGCTGATGGGCTATCCGGTGGTGATCTGCGAGGACATGCCGGACATCGCCACCGGCGCGACGGCGATCGCCTTCGGCGACTTCAACGCCGGCTACACCATCGCCGAGCGCCCGGACATGCGGATCCTGCGCGATCCGTTCTCGGCCAAGCCCCATGTCCTGTTCTACGCGACGCGGCGTGTGGGGGGCGACGTGACCGATTTCGCCGCGATCAAGCTCCTCAAGTTCGACGTGGCCTGAGCCGGGCCCGGCCGATGAGGTGGCGGCAGGGGCGGGCATGCCGGTCGGTGCAGGAAGCGGAAGGATGGAAGCGATGGAGTTGACGGAGCTGGCGAAACCGCCGGTCGCGGCGCTGCCCCTGGCCGGGTTCCGGGCGCAGCTGCGCCTCGGCAGCGGTTTTGCGTCGGACGGAGTGCAGGACGGGTTGCTCGAGGCGTGCCTGCGGGCGGGCATGGCGGCGGTGGAGCGGCGCACCGGGCGGGTGCTGCTGGCGCGGGATTTCTCCCTGGCCGTCACCGGCTGGGCCGCGCCGGCACGCCAGCCGCTGCCGCTTGCGCCGGTGCGGGCGGTGAACGGGGTCGATCTCGTCGATGCGCAGGGGCAGACGGTGGCGGCGGATGGCTGGTGGCTTCGGGCCGACGACCAGGCGCCGGCGCTGGAGGCCCGGGGCGTGGCGCTGCCGGCGATCCCTGCGGGCGGCCGGGCGGTGATCCGCTTCCGGGCCGGGCTGGCGGAGAGCTGGGCGGCGCTGCCCGACGATCTTGCGCGGGCGGTGATGATGCTGGCGGCCCATTACTACGATCACCGCGGGGCGCTCGGCGAGGGCGCGATGCCGCGTCCGCTGCCTGAGGGGGTGGCGGCGCTGCTCGCGCCCTGGCGGCGCCTCTCGCTCGGGGGCGGACGATGACGGGGGCGATCGGAGCGCAACCCTTCGTGCTCGAGAGCCGCGGCGAGACGCCGGACGGGGCGGGTGGCTTCGTCGAGGGCTGGACCGCGCTCGGCACGCTCTGGGGCACGCTCGCGCCTGCGGGGCGGGGGCGGCTGCGCGGGGATCGGGCGACGATGCACTACCGGGTGCGGCTCCGGGCGGCGCCGCCGGGCGATCCGGCCCGGCCGCGGCCCGGACAGCGCCTGCGGGCCGGGACGCGGGTGTTCGTGGTCGAGACGGTGCATGAGACGGGGGCGGCCGGGCTCTGGCTCGAATGCCTGGTGCGTGAGGAGGTGATGCGATGAGCTACGGTGCGGCAGCGGCGCTGCAACAGGCGGTGGTGGCTACGCTTCTGGCCGATGCAAGGGTGACGGCGACGCTGGGAGCGGCGGTGCATGACGCCCTGCCCGCGGGCACGCCGCCGGCGCTTCATGCGCTCGTCGGTGAGGAGGAGGTCGAGGACCGTTCGGACGGCTCGGGGGCCGGGGCGCTGCATCGGCTGACGATCCGGGTGGTGTCGTCGGCGGCGGGGTTCCTTCAGGCGAAGGAGGAGGCGGCGGCGATCGAAGCGGCGCTCGACGGGGCCCCGCTCGCGCTCGGGGCGGGGCGGCTGGTCGATCTGCGCTTTCGCGGGGCGAAGGCGCGACGCGACGGAAACAGCGGCACGCGGGTGATCGACCTGACCTTCGAGGCCCGGATCGAGGGGCCGTGAGACGGGTTTGCGGCCGACGGCTGCGCCGGGAACGGGGCGAGGCCGCGAGGGCCGGCAGGATGAAAGGATGAGACGATGGCGGTGCAACGGGGCAGGGATCTCTTGGTGCGGATCGATATCGACGGAACCGGCAGTTTCGAGACGTTGGCGGGGCTGCGGGCGACGCGGCTTTCCTTCAATGCGCGGACGGTGGACGCCACCTCGGTGGAAAGCATCGGCGGCTGGCGCGAGCTTCTGGCCGGGGCCGGGGTCCGGTCGGCCGAGATCTCGGGCAGCGGCATCTTCCGCGATGCCGCGTCGGATGCGCGGGCGCGGCAGGTCTTCTTCGACGGGGAGACGCCGCTGATGCAGGTGGTGATCCCCGATTTCGGCATCGTCGAGGGGCCGTTTCAGATCACGGCGATCGAATATGCCGGTCACCATGACGGCGAGGCGACCTACGACATGAGCTTCGCCTCGGCCGGCGCGTTGAGCTTCACGGCGATCTGAGCCGGTGCGGGGGAGCGGGCGGGGCGGCCCGCAGCAGGCGCAGGGAGGGGATGATGGCGGAAAATCCGTGGCGGGGCGAGGTCGAGATCGTGATCGACGGAACCGCCCGCAAGGCACGGCTGACGCTGGGGGCGCTGGCCGAACTCGAGGAGACGCTCGGCGCCGGTTCGCTGGTCGAGCTCGTCGCCCGGTTCGAGGAAGGGCGTTTCTCGGCGCGCGACGTGATGGCGGTGCTGGCGGCGGGACTGAGGGCCGGCGGCTGGCCGGGCGATGCGGCGCGGCTCGCTTCGGCCGAGATCGCCGGCGGGGTGCCGGCGGCGGTGGCGGCGGCCGGTCGGCTGCTGGCGCGGGCCTTCGCCGGGGGCGCGGACGGCAGCGAGGGCGGAGCGGGCGGGCGCGCCTCCGCGGCGTGAGGCGGCGGTGGGCGCTTCTCGAGGCGGAGAGCGGGGGCTCGCGGCAGGGTGCGGACCGGCGCTCGTCCGCGCAGGTGCTTCGGGGAAACGGCCGCTTCCGGCCGTGGGGCAAGGCGCGGGCGAGATGCGGCGAGGACGGCGGGACGGTGCGATGACGGGCGAGGATGGCAGGATGGCGGAGAAGACGGATGCGATCGACTGGCCGGCGCTGCTGCGGCTCGGGTTGCACGAGCTGCGCCTGGCCCCGGAGACGTTCTGGCAGCTGACCCCGTGGGAGCTGCGGATGATGGCCGGTGCTGCCGGGAGCGCCGGCGCCGGGTTCGAGCGGTGGCGCTTCGCCGATCTCGAGGCGCTGCTGCGGCGGGCGGACGGAGCGCCGGCGGGAGATGGCGGCGCGGTGTCGTGACGGCAGCATTTGTCGGGGTGGAAAACGGGGGGCGCGCGGCAGGGCGCGGGCCGGTGCTCGTTGGCGCGGCTGCTCGGGGGCGGTTGTCGCTCGCGGCCGATGGCGGGGCGCCGGCGGGAGATGATGGCGGCGGGTGCAGGGATGGCGGTGGGGGGTGTGATGGCGGCCGAAGACGACAGGACGACGGGGACGCAGCCGGTGGGCGAGGATGGCCGGAAGGGCGGCCAGTCAGGATGAGGAGGCGAGATGTCCGGGCAAGGTGATGGAGCTGCGGCCGAGCGGCTGGCTGCCATGGAACGCGAGGTCGAGGCGCTGGGACGGGCGCTGCGCTCCTCGCTCAGGGAAATGGGAAGCTTCCGGCGTGACCTTTCGGGACTCGGGGGCGAGATGGCACTGGCGCGGCGGGAGATGAGCCGCCTTGCGCGCGCGGCCGGATCGGGGCTCAGGCGCGCCTTCGAGGGGCTGGTCTTCGACGGCATGAAGCTGACCGATGCGCTGCGGCTTCTCGGACGAGCGATGGCCGACAGCGTGTTCGATCAGGCGCTCCGCCCGGTGCAGAACGCCTTTGGCGCGCTTCTGGCCCAGGGGGTGCAGGCGCTCGTCGGGGGGAGCGGCGCGCGGCTCTTCGCTCGGGGCGGGGTGATCGACGGGGGCGCGGTGCGGGCCTTCGCCCGGGGCGGCGTGGTCGATCGGCCGACCGGCTTTGCCATGCGTGGCGGGCTCGGACTGATGGGCGAGGCCGGCCCGGAGGCGATCCTGCCGCTCGTGCGCGGCGCCGATGGCCGGCTCGGCGTCAGGGCGGCGGGCGGGGCGCGGCCGGTGCAGGTCAACATCAACGTCACGACGCCCGACGTGCAGGGCTTCCGGCGCTCCGAAGCCCAGATCGCGGCCCGGATCGGCCGGTTGATCCGCCAGGGAGGACGCAATGACTGACGGAGCGGTGACGGCATTTCACGAGGTGCGCTTTCCGGCCGATCTGTCCTTCGGCTCGGTCGGGGGGCCGGAATGGCAGGTGGATATCGTGACGCTGGCTTCGGGCCACGAACGGCGCAACCTGCGCCGGAGCCGTTCGCGCCGGCGCTTCGATGCCGGGCTGGGGCTGCGCTCGCTCGACGATCTGGCGCGGCTGATCGCCTTCTTCGAGGCGCGCCGCGGACCTCTGTGCGGCTTTCGCTGGAAGGACTGGAGCGACTGGCATTCGGCCCCTCCCTCGCGGGAACCGGCGCCGACCGACCAGCTCCTCGGCACGGGCGACGGGGTGCGCGTGCGGTTCGATCTCGTCAAGCGTTACGTCTCGGGCGGGGTCGAGGAAGTGCGGCGGATCACGAAGCCGGTGGCCGGGACGGTGAGCGTGGCGCTTGCGGGCGACCGGCTCGTCGAGGGCGAGCATTACGAGGTCGATACCGTGGCAGGGGCGGTGATCTTCGCCACCCCGCCCGGGGCGGGGGCCGAGGTGACGGCCGGGTTCGCCTTCGACGTGCCGGTGCGGTTCGACACCATGCAGCTGGAGATCTCGGCGGCGAGCTTTGCGGCCGGGGAGATTCCGTCGGTGCCGGTGGTGGAAATTCTCGTCTGAGAAAGCCGGGGAGGCAGGAATGGAGATGGATGCGACGACCTGGGAGGCGCTTCTCGCGCCCGATCCGGCGGCCGAGGCGGCTTTCGATGCGACGGCGGCGGGGGAGATGACGACGCTGGCGCGGCTTCACGCCGTCCGCCGGCGCGACGGGGCGGTGTTCGGCTTCACCGACCATGACCGCGACATCGCGCCGGGGGGGCGGTTCGGCGCGCTGGTCTTTCGGGCGGGTGCGGCGCTCGAGGCCGGGGCGCTCGAGGCGGTGAACGGGCTGGCGGTGGACAACGGGGCCGTCTTCGGCGCGTTGAGCGGCGAGGCGATCCGCGAGGGTGACATTCTCGCGGGGCGCTGGGACGGGGCGGAGATCGCGTCGTGGGTCGCCGACTGGCGCGACCCGGCGGCGCGGCGGCTGGTCTTTCGCGGCACGATCGGGCGAATCATCCGCCGCGACGGCACCTTCGAGGCCGAAATCCGCGGCCCGGCCGAAGCGCTCGAGAGGCCCCTGGGCCGGGTGTTCCACCGCCGGTGCGATGCGGTGCTCGGGGACGCGCGTTGCAAGGTGGATCTCGAGGCGCCCGGCTACGGGGTCGAATGGGCGATCGCGGCGGTCGAGGATGGGGGGCGCGTGCTGCTCCTTCGGGGAAGCGACGGTTTCGACGAGGGCTGGTTCACCCACGGGCGGCTCGAGATCCTGGACGGCGCGGCGGCGGGCCATGTGGCGGTCGTGCGCGAAGATGGCCGGGCCGAGGGGAATCGCCGGGTGGTGCTGTGGGAAAGCCCGGCGATGGTGCCGGCGGCGGGCGACCGGGTGCGGCTTCTCGCCGGGTGCGACCGGCGGGCCGAGACCTGTCGCAGGAAGTTTGACAACCTTGTGAATTTCCGAGGTTTTCCGCATCTGCCGCCCGAAGGGTGGATCGTGCGATATCCGGCTTCGGGCGAGGTGCATGACGGCGGGAGCCTGTTCGGATGACGGTGCCGGTGGCCGAGAGTGCGCGCGCGGCGCGGGTGGTGACGGTGGCGCGGCGGTGGCTCGGCACGCCCTATGTCCACCAGGCGAGCTGCCGCGGGGCGGGTTGCGACTGCCTCGGCCTCGTGCGCGGGGTGTGGCGCGAAGTGGTGGGGCGGGAGCCCGTTCCGCTGCCGCCCTACAGCGCCGACTGGGGCGAAGTGCAGGGGGCGGAGCTGCTGTGGCAGGGGGCGCGGCGGCTCCTGCGCGAGCTGCCGCCCGAGGCGGCGCGGCCGGGGGACGTGCTGCTCTTTCGCATGCGCGCGGGCGCGGTGGCCAAGCATCTGGGGATCCTGTCGCGGGGAAGGCCGGGGGCGGCGGGGCGCTTCATCCACGCCTATGCCGGGCACGGGGTGGTGGAGAGCCCGCTTTCGGTGCCCTGGCGCCGGCGGATGGTGGCGGCTTTCCGCTTTCCCGGGACGTGAGGCGGGGAGGACGGGCCGAGCCTCCGCCGCAGACGCGGCTGCCGAGATGTTCCTTTCCCGTGCAGGGTGTCGGGGAGGGAGAGCGGTGCCGCCGACCGAGGGGGAAAGCCGACGGCGGCGGGGCTGCGAGCGAAGGGGCACCCGCGGGATGCCATGCGGGGCGGGCCGGTCGCGGTTTGCCGGGATGGCAGGGGCGATGGGCAGGCCGGATGCGGCGTGCGGCCGTCGGCACATGCGGCCGATCGGGGAGGAGCGCTCCGTTTCCTGTGCTGGCGGCGGGCCTTCGTCTGCGATCGGGTGTGGAGATGTGGGCGGTTCGGCGGGGTTCTCGGGAGTGCGCGTTCTGCGGCAGGCCGGGAGATCTCCTGCAACGAGTGCCGCCCGACCGTTTGCGGGCGGCGGGGGATGTCCGGCGCGAGGATCGTCCGGCCGGGGTGGTTCCGGGGCACGGGGATGCCGGGCCGGTCCGCGCTGCCGGGGCAGATGGAGGCGCCGCGAGGCGCGAGGGAGGGCGTGAATGGCGACGCTGGTCTTGTCGGCCGCGGGTGCGGCGGTCGGTTCGTGGTGGGGCGGGGCGGTGCTCGGGGTTTCGAGCGCCGCCATCGGCCAGGCGGTGGGGGCGACGCTCGGCCGGGTGATCGACGCTCGGCTTCTCGGCGAGGGAAGCGCGCCGGTCGAGACGGGGCGGATCGACCGCTACCGCTTCACCGGAGCGGGAGAAGGCGCCGGGATCCCGTGGCATGTGGGCCGGATGCGGGTGGGGGGGCATGTGATCTGGGCCACCCGCTTCAGGGAGCATGTCACGATCGAGGGCGGCGGTGGCAAGGGCGGCGGGGCACCGACGCGGCGGCGCTACAGCTATTCGGTGTCGCTCGCGATCGCGCTCGGGGAAGGGCCGGTGCTCGGGGTGGAACGGGTCTGGGCCGACGGGCGGCGCATTGCCGCGGGGGATCTCGACATGCGGTTCTATCCGGGGGACGAGGAACAGCTGCCCGACCCGAAGATCGCCGCCGTGGAAGGGGCGGAGAATGTGCCGGCCTATCGTGGCATCGCCTATGTGGTGATCGAGGATCTCGATCTCGCTCCCTTCGGCAATCGCGTGCCGCAGTTTTCCTTCGAGGTGATCCGGCCGGCCGCGGCCGTGGAGGATGCGGCGCGGGGCATCGAGCGGCATCCGCGCGAGGACATCGCCGCGGTCTGCCTCATTCCGGGGACGGGGGAATATGCGCTGGCGACGACGCCGGTGCATTTCGCGCCGCCGGGGGCGCCGGCCCGCTCGTCCAATGTCAACACGCCGGAGATGCGGCCCGATCTCGCGGTGTCGCTCGATGCGCTTGCGGTCGAGCTGCCGCGGGCGAAGCGCATCTCGCTCGTGGTGAGCTGGTTCGGCGACGATCTGCGGGTGAATGCCTGCCGGGTGCGGCCGAAGGTGGAGCATCGTGCGCCCGACGGCACCCCGATGCCCTGGCGCGCCGGCGGCATCGACCGGGCGGCGGCCGCGGAAGTCTCGCGCGACGCCGAGGGCCGCCCCGTCTATGGCGGCACGCCGGCCGACGGGGCGGTGCGCGAGGCGATCGCCGAGATCGCCCGGCGCGGCGGCGAGGTGATGTTCTACCCCTTCCTTCTGATGGACATCCAGCCGGGAAACGGCCTGCCCGACCCGTGGAGCGGGGCGGCGGATCAGCCGGTGATGCCGTGGCGGGGACGCATCACCGCCTCGGTGGCGCCCGGTCGTCCCGGCAGTCCCGACGGCACGGCGGCGGCCGAGGCGGAGGTGGCGGCCTTCTTCGGCACCGCCCGGCCGGAGGATTTCGGCGAGGTGGGCGGCGAGATCGTCTATACCGGCCCCGACGAGTGGTCCTGGCGCCGCTTCATCCTGCATTACGCCCATCTGTGCCGCGCCGCGGGCGGCGTGGCGGCCTTCTGCATCGGCTCGGAGCTGCGGGGCATCACCACCCTTCGCGGGGCGGACAACGGTTTCCCGGCGGTGGCGGAGCTGCGCCGGCTCGCGGCCGATGTGCGCGCCGTTCTGGGACCGGATGTGAAGATCGGCTATGCGGCGGACTGGTCGGAATATTTCGGCTATCACCCCGAGGACGGGTCGGGCGACGTGTTCTTCCATCTCGATCCGCTCTGGGCCGACGACAACATCGATTTCATCGGCATCGACAACTACATGCCGCTCTCCGACTGGCGCGACGGGCAGGACCATCTCGATGCCGGCTGGGGTGACATCCACAATCTCGACTACCTGACCGCCAATGTCGCCGGCGGCGAAGGGTTCGACTGGTATTATGCCGACGAGGCGGCGCGCCGGGCCCAGCGGCGCACACCGATCCGCGACACGGCCCACGGCGAGGACTGGATCTTCCGCCCCAAGGACATTCGCGGCTGGTGGGAGAACAGTCATCACGAACGCATCGGCGGGGTGCGGCAGGCGCAGCCGACGGGCTGGGAGCCGCGGTCGAAGCCGGTCTGGTTCACCGAAATGGGCTGTGCGGCGATCGACAAGGGCACGAACCAGCCCAACGTCTTTCTCGACCCGAAATCCTCCGAATCGCGCCTGCCGCATTTCTCGAACGGGATGCGGGACGATCTCATCCAGCTGCGCTATCTCGCGGCGCTCTACCGCTACTGGCGCGATCCGGCGAACAATCCGGTCTCGCCCCGTTATGGCGGGCCGATGGTGGAGATGGACCGCGCCCATGTCTGGGCCTGGGATGCGCGGCCCTGGCCCGAATTCCCCGAACGGGGGGATCTGTGGGCCGATGGCGGCAATTACGAGCGGGGGCACTGGCTGAACGGCCGGGTGACGAGCGAGAGCTTCGGCCGGGTCGCCGCCGAGGTGCTGGCGCGGGCCGGAGGCGGGCGGCCCGACGTGCGCGCGGCGCCGTATCTCGTGCGGGGCGCGCGGATGGAGGCGGGGCGCGGCGGCCGCGCCTGGCTGCAGCCGCTCCTGCTCGCGGGGGGGATCGACGCGATCGAGGGGGGCGGCGGGCTCGTCTTCCGTCGCCGGGGCGGGCCGGTGCGCCGGGTGCTGGGGCCGTCCGACATCGCCGAGGGCCCGGACGGGGCGCCGCGTCTCGTGCGGCGGCGTGCGGCCGAGGCCGAGACGGCGGGTCGGCTCAGGATCGCGTATCTGCGGGCCCGCGGCGATTTCGAGACCGGGGTGGCCGAGGCGGTGTTCCCCGACGAGCGGGGCAATGCCGCCACCCGGAGCGAGCTGCCGCTGGCGCTCCTCGAGAGCGAGGCGGCGGCGCTGGCGCGGCGCTGGCTGGCCGAGGCGCGGCTCGCGCGCGAGCGGCTGGAATTCGCCCTGGCGCCCTTCGGGGCGCCGCTGGCGCCGGGGGACGTGATTCGCCTGGATCCGGCGCTGCTCGGAGAGGGCGAAGGAGTGCTCTGGCGGGTCGATCGCGTCGAGATGGCCGAGCGGCGACAGGTGACGGCGGTACGGACCGAACCCGGCCTCTACTTGCCGGCGGCGGGCGAGGAGGGGCCGTCCGGCACGCTGCCGGCCTTCGTGCCGCCATTGCCGGTCGAGGCGCTGTTCATGGATCTGCCCCTCATCCGTGGCGACGAGGTGCCCCATGCGCCCCATCTGGCGCTTTCGGCCGATCCGTGGCCGGGGGAGGTGGCGCTCTATGCGGCACCGGGTGATGCGGGCTACGCGCTCGAGGCGCTCTACGGGCTCAGGGCGACGGTGGGGGTGCTCGAAACGCCGCTGGCCGCCGCCGACCCGGCGCTGTGGGATCTGGGAGCGGGGGTGACGGTGCGCCTCGTGTCGGGCGCGCTTGCCTCGGCCGATCCGGCGGCGGTGCTGGCCGGAGCCAATACGGCAGTGATCGGGGTGGGCGAAGCCGAGGGGTGGGAAGTGGTGCGTTTCGCCGAGGCCACGCTCGTGGGGCCGGGGCGCTACCGGCTGCGGCGGCTTCTCAGGGGGCAGGCGGGGTCGGATGCGGACATGGCGCCGCTCTGGCCCGCGGGCAGCCGTTTCGTGCTGCTCGACGGTGTGCCGCGGCAGATCGACCTGCCGCTCGCGCTCAGGAACGTGGTCCGGCACTACCGGGTGGGGCCGGCGGGCCGGCCGTATGACGATCCGAGCTACCGCCATCATGCGCTGGCCTTCCGCGGCATCGGGCTCCGGCCGCTGGCGCCGGTGCATCTGCGGGCCGAGGCCGTGCCCGGCGGGGTGCGGATCGGCTGGATCCGCCGCACGCGCATCGGCGGCGACGACTGGGAAGCGCCCGACGTGCCGCTCGGCGAGGCCCGGGAGCGCTACCGCGTGCGGGTGCTGCAGGGGGGGGTGTCAGTGCGCGAAGTGGAGGTGAGCACGAGCGAATGGCTCTACGACGATGCCGCACGGGCCGCGGACGGGGTGAGCGGCCCCTTCGATGTCGAGGTCGGGCAGCTGTCCGACCGGTTCGGTCTGGGAGCAATGGCGAGGATGACGGTGCATGGCTGA